AGATGGGCAACACATCATTTATTTGGATCACTTAGCACTACCCACCTGTGGAATTGGCCACCTCATTGTAGAAGGTGACGATGAGCATGGTCAGCCTGTCGGCACTGTTGTCAGCGATGAACGTGTGCGCCACTTGTTTGCTCGTGATTGTGCAGTGATGCTGGAAGACTGTAAAGTTCTGTACTCAGACTTCGATGATTTACCCGAAGACTGTCAGCATATCATTTGCAACATGATGTTTAATATGGGCAGGCCGCGCCTCTCCAAATTCAAGGGTATGAAGGCTGGCGTTGATGCAAGAGAGTGGAACAGGGCCGCCGACGAAATGGTAGACAGCCGTTGGTACGATCAGGTCACCAACCGCGCAAAACGTTTGGTTGCGCGTATGAGAGCTTTGCAGGATCAAGCTTAATACACATCATTTCCTGATTGTCGGCACGTTGAATGTCGGCGTCTATGTACACAGACTGCTGATAGCATTCATCCAAACTTTCAAAAGGCGATAACGCAGCCACATTGTATTCTGTGGGCGCTACCGCCGTGACAAGAATAAGCATCCATTCATAGGGCATACTCACCCCCTTGCAGCAGATCCAATACCCATAGTGGCCACATTGTTGCCATAATCTTTATCGTATGCGTCTTTGACCAACTTGGCAATCTGTAAGCCAATTGTTCTATGCTCTTCCTTCGACATAGCGCGAAGCTTATTATATGTGTCGATATCAACACCTACAGACTTGACTTGTTTTGCTTGTTTCATCAAAATCTCCCAAAGATCCCCACAACAGCCCACATATTACCATGTATTACTCAAGACGCAAGAACAAGTACGGCGCACAGAAAACCACTGTCGATGGCATCACGTTTGATTCTAAGTGGGAATCTCAGCGATGGGGTGAGCTAAGAGCGATGGAGCGTGGTGGATATGTTAAAGATCTTGAAAGACAAGTTAAGTATGAGATCATCGTCAATGATCAAAAGATTTGCCGATATGTTGCAGACTTTAGATACAAAAAAGTTGATGATGATGGAACTGAAGAGACAGTTGTTGAGGATGCTAAAGGATTTGAGACACCTGATTTTAAGTTGAAAAAGAAATTGATGAAGGCCGTACACGGTATCGAATTATTTTTATCAAGAAAGAGTTGACAGGCAGTCTTTGCGATATTATGTTTGTGATGATTTAGCGATCACAACTGATGGAGACTGCCATGAACGGAAACACCGTTCCACAATTCAATGATCTTTCGTCCCTTAAACAAAGGCGCGATGAGATCAAATCTCAAATTGATGAACTTCAGCAATCTATGAAGATTGTCAATAACTCACTCAAAGACATGTTTGAAGAGACTGCCCAAATGCAGCTTGCTCAACAAGGCAAGGACTTTGGTCAGACTACGATTAACACTGGCGATCATAAGGTCACCATTGATTTTCGTAAACGTGTCGATTGGGATCAGGATAAGTTGGTTGAGGCTCTCAATCAGATGGACCCTGATACGGCTCGTCATTATGCAACAATTAAATACAGCATTGGCGAGACTAAGTACAACAACGCACCACCAGAAATTCAATCCGCTCTCTCTGAGGCGCGTACTGTTTTTCTGCAAGGTGTTACCGTCAACATTGAAGATAGGGATACCAACTAATGCTTCAAATTATCTCTGCCGAAGAAAGGCTGGCCGAAAAGCGTGGTCACAAAATTGTGATTTGCGGTCAGTCCGGTGTGGGGAAGACATCACTGGTACGCACTTTGGACATGGACAAAACATTGTTCTTGGACTTAGAAGCCGGTGATGCCGCCATTGAAGGATGTAAAGTCGATGTCATTAGACCGCGCACTTGGCAAGAGTGCCGTGACTTTGCATGCTTCCTTGGTGGCGGAAACCCCGCTTTAAGTGATGACTCTCCATACAGCATGGCGCATTACGAATATGTCACGCAGATGTATGGTGAGCCAGAAGCTGTCTTGCAAAAGTACGATACGATCTTTGTCGATAGTATCACTGTAGCAGGGCGGCTGTGCTTTACGCACAATCAGAACCAGCCAGAAGCCAGATCAGAACGTAACGGCAAACTAGACACTCGCGCAGTGTATGGTGCGCAGGGTCGTGAGATGATGGCGTGGCTAACTCACCTACAACATATTCGTGAAAAGAATGTAATTTTCGTCGGCATTCTAGACGAGAAGACAGACGAATATGGGCGGCTTAATTACGAACTTCAAATTGAAGGTGCGAAAACAGGCCGTGAATTACCCGGCATCGTTGATGAAGTTATCACGATGGCAACGCTTGCGTCCGATGAGGGCAACATGTTTCGTGCTTTCATTTGCGACAACTTAAACAAGTGGGGATATCCTGCGAAAGACAGGAGCGGTAGGCTAGATCCTATCGAAGAACCTCACCTCGGCAAACTGTTTGAAAAAATGTCAGGGCCACGTCCCGACACGATGCAGTTTGTCAATCCAACAGCGGTCAATATTGCAGAAGGAGAAAGCTGACATGACCCTTGACCTGAACAGTTTTAATTATGATGACGCGCCGCAGAAGACTGAATTTGCGCTGCTTCCGGACAACGCCGTTGTACGGGGCATCGTGAAGCTGAGTGGTGGCGACATGGAAATCCCTGAACTTGGTGGAGGACAATACTTTAAATCTTCTGCCAGCGGGGCAAAGTGGATGCCTATTGAAATCACTATCGTTGGTGGTGAATTCGACAAGCGCAAGATTTGGCAGAACATCTTTGTTGATGGAGCCAAGCTTGATGACAATGGCTATCCAATTGCCAAGCGCATTGGGTTAGAGACAATCAAGCGCATGGTTGATAGTGCTTATGGGCTGAAGAAGGACGACACGAGTCCTGAAGCGCTCCAGAAACGTGCAACTATCACGGGTGTGCATGTTCTAATGGGAATGGAAATTTGCTTTAAGATTGGGATTGAAAAAGGGAACAATGGTTACCCTGACAAGAACAAGATTAAGGTTGTATTGACCCCAGACTCGCAAGAGTTTATTTCTGGGGGTGTTGCACCGCAAGTTGCACACGCACCCGCTCCTGCACCACAAGCCGCTGCTCCTGCACCGGCACAGGCACAGGGGGTAACACCACCATGGGCGCGTTAACATCATTGTGGAATTTTGTTCTTGGAAAGTCTCAAGAAGATACTTCACCCAAGTATTTTGGCGGCAACCATCAGAGGTCGCTAAACTCGGTACAGGGGGGAACCGGGGCCGTAAATCCCCCCACTTTCACCGAAAAGAATGTTTCTGGTGTGCCTAACCATTGCAGAGACACGTTAAGGCTTGTCTCTCGCAAGAAAGGTGCAACTGTGCCAGAGCTTGTGGATAAGACAGGAAAGAAGAAAGGAACAATCTATCAAGAGATTGTTTCAATCAAAAAGTCTGGTGTGAAATTACACAAGAAGTATGAAAAACCAGTCTACAGGTTTTTTGTGAGTTAGCCATGTTACTCCGTCCGTATCAGGAGGTGGCAATCAACGACGCCGCTGATGCTCTGGACAAGCACGGTAATACACTCGTAGTCGCACCCACTGGGGCTGGAAAGACAATCATGCTTTCCGCTCTAGTGGGCAAGCGTCGTGATGTGTCAAAAGATGTGCTAATCCTACAGCATCGTGATGAGTTGGTTTCACAAAACTCCACAAAATTTCAACGTGTGAACCCTGAATTATCTGCAAGTTACGTCAACGCTTCACAAAAAGACTGGGGCGGCGACGCAGTATTTGCAATGGTTCAAACCCTTTCACGCGAGAACAACCTGAAGCATATGCCCAAGGTTGACCTTATCGTTGTAGATGAGGCGCATCACACTATTGCTGATACATATCAACGTATCATTAAGGCCGCTAAGAAGGCCAATGAAGGGGTGCAAGTTGTTGGCTTTACCGCTACCCCCAACAGAGGCGACAAGAAAGGTCTGCGGGACGTATTCAATAATTGCAGTCACCAGATTGAAATAGGAACATTGATTCGTGAAGGTTTTCTGGTCCCACCTAAATTCTTTGTTGTAGACGTAGGTGTTCGTGATGAACTGAACAACGTCCGCAAAACTGTTACCGATTTCGACATGAGCGAAGTCGAAGCCATTATGAATAAACGTGCTATCAACGAGAGGATCGTTGAGGAATGGCTTCATAAAGCCGGTGATCGGAAAACAATCGTCTTCTGCTCCACCATTCAACATGCAACTGATCTGTGTAAAACATTTGTGAATTATGGTGTGTCTGCCGATATGGTTACCGGCGATACACCAAAGGATGATCGCAAACACATCTTGGATGAGTTGTCTAATGGCAACACACAGGTCGTGGTTAACGTTGCGGTCCTGACTGAAGGGTTCGACGCACCTCCTGTATCCTGTGTCGTGTTAACACGTCCATGCTCGTTCAAAGCAACTATGGTGCAAATGATCGGGCGTGGTTTGCGCACGGTTGACCAAGAAGAGTTTCCCGGCGTCATTAAGACTGACTGCATTGTCATGGACTTTGGCACGTCATTGTTAACGCACGGCGAGATTGACGAGAAAGCTAATCTGGATGGCGGCGAGACAGAGGGACAAGGGCCAGAAAAGCAATGTTCCGCGTGTGGCGCATTGAACCCGGCAGCAGCTAAAGAATGTCAAGTATGTGGAGAGCCGTTTGAATCTGAAGAAGTAGGGTCAGGAGAAAAAGACCCACTTGAACACTTCCAAATGACAGAGATTGACCTGATGTCCAGATCTCCGTTCAGATGGGTAGATTTGTTCGGTAATGAAGCATGTCTTGCAGCCACTGGTTTTAATTGTTTTGCTCTAATCGCAGAGGTCGAAGAGACATCTATAGCCATTGTTAAAAAGACAAATGGAAAGGTTCGCTTGATATCTGTCGGCACAAAGAAACAAGCCATAGCAGCGGCAGATGACTACATGCGCCAACACGAAACAGGTGACTCTGCCAAGAAGACAAAGCGTTGGCTGAACGATCCTGTAAGTGATAAGCAGCGCAGCGCGTTGTCTAGGCAGGGCGTGAATGTCAGCCCAATTGACTTCTCGTGGACGAAGTACCGCGCTGCTTGTATGCTTAACTACACATGGAACAAGCAATTTGTGGACAATATTGTCTACAGTGTGATTTCGGAATGGGAAGAATCAGCATGACACGAGGTGAAGTAACATTCCTTTTCCATAGAGAAGAGGGTGCCGCAGTACAAACATCATGCTTCATAAACTTCCGTGATCCTGAAGATCAGGAGGAGGTTCAGGAAATTGTTCTGGAAACGTTGGTTGATTTTGCTGACGAGGAGTTATCAGGATTCAAGTGTGTGACTGCGGTGGTCGATATCGCAGAACTTGATTATTATTACACAGCAATGTTTGTGCCAGAGGAAGGGAACATAACATGGGCGAAGGGCAACGAAACAATCCATTAAGACGTGTGGCTGAGTTGTTTGAACTGGTGGGTTGGAACAAACGACTTGTTGATTTAACAGAAGATGAGGTCGTCGGTTTGGTGATGATCGCGCAAAAGATAGAAGGGCTAG